CCAAGCACTATCATATCCTTTTGGAACGTTAAACTTTTTTGGTCTAGGTTTTCTTGGTACTCTTCTAGGCATTAATATCTTCTAAAGTTATATTAGGGTTGCGTTTAACTTGTTTGTAAAACCATCTTAAACTATAAGCACTTAACATAAACCTATTGTTTGCAAAGATATGTGTTTGTTCTGGTAAAAATTCATGTAGATTATTTTTGTTTATTTTAGAAGTGTCTTCTCCAGAGGGAACCATTGTTCTTAACCATTCAATTAATAATGATTCTGCTTTGCGTCTTAATTGTTTTGACTTGGTTCCGTTCATACTTTACTAGGGTCATAATTTTTTACAAGTTTCCAATAGGTAAGTATGCTATTAAACATAGCCAAGTGTTTAGCGTGAGATTCTTTATCCCAAATATGACAAGATATAAATGCAGGGTCTTCTCTATCTACAAAGATAGATACTCGTTCTACATTAATAATAGAATCAAACCCACAGCCTTGTGCATAAGCTGACAGTTGCATACCATGATCGTCATAAGTAAGTCTTGCTGGGTTCTTTCCCTTGATGTTTACTTTTGTTTTAAAGTCTACAAATATTCCAGATTTAGAATATAAATCTATCTTACCACCATAGCCAGATTCAGCACAGAAAGAATCTTCTGCCAACCATTCTTCATCAGGAAATGTTTCATCTAAAAATTCTTTTATAACTTTATAAGTTTTGTTTTTAGATTTACCCAAGAAACCTTTTTCAATTAAAGCATGAATTTTAGTTCCTTGTTCTGCTGCTTCAACACCAACCTTTTTAGAATCCTGTTTACACCTGTAGAAAAAATCTTCGTCTGATTCATCGTCTTCTTTTTCTAAATATATTGCTGATTTTAAAGCTTGGTCAATTTTCCAATTCTCTAAAAAGGGTTTAGCTACCAAACCAATAACGGTTGTGACTGACGGAACTAATCCCAAAGACCTAGCATCACGCAAGGTTGTGTTGCGTTCAACACCGTTAGCTCCTACAATAGTATACATAGGCTCTCCATCTTTAGTATACCAATGTCCTGATTCAGATTTAAAATTATCTTTTTGTTGTTTTTTATTTGTCATGTTTTACCCACCTTAATTTTCTTGTATCCGGCAAAAACAATAAGTATTGTACGTCTGCTTCTATTTGTTCTTGTGTTCTTGTTGTTCTAGATGTATAAAGGTTTTCTTTTCGGTTATCTTTACGAGCACTTTTAACATCTACTAATTTAATATTACCTTTAGGGTCTCTTACAACTAAATCAATAAACCCATCACAACCACAATTTTTAAATACTTCATACCCATTATCCCATAACCAAGTTACTGCATAGTATTCTGCAAGATCGCCTTTTCTATTTGTTGAATGTTCTTCAGTGTGTCTCACTCCAATTACCTCCTACTTTATATTCGCCATCCAAAGGACAACGAAGATTAAAATGTTCACCTGCTAAAATAATTTTTTCAACAGCTTGTCTACCTACAAAGTCTGCTTGAGATTCTTTGACTTCTATTTGCCACTCATCGTGTATGTTAGCAACAAACTTATAATCAATATCGTTAAGTTTTAATACATCATCTAACATACAAAGTGCTTTCTTCATAATAATAGCTCCTGCTCCTTGGAGTAAAGTATTAAGAGAAGCATGAATGTTTCTTATGTATATCTTTCTGCCGTCTAATCCTTTTAAGAATTGTCTGTTCGCTGATTTCTGAACTCTATCTCTAAGAGACTTAAATGCAGGTTTATTATCGAAGAAATATTGTCTAGCTCTTTTACCATCTGCCTTATTTCCTCCGACCACTTTACCAAGCTTTGCATCTCCTGCTCCGTACATGAGTGCATAGATGAATGTTTTAGCCTGATTTCTTGATTCAAGTCTTGCAGCTTTTTGATTAGTGGTGTGTATGTCGCCATTGATAATTTCATTTATAAACTCCTTGTCTTTCATATAGTGTGCTAACATTCTTATTTCTAAACCAGAAGCGTCAACTCCTAGTAAAACATTTCCGTTGTCCACAGTCCAACAAGACCTACATTCTTTACCATATTGACTATGGGATGATGGAACTTGAGCCATGTTGGGATTTCTGTGGGTCATTCTACCTGTAATTGCTCCATTAGGAATAACAAAACCGTGAACCCTGCCATCATCTTCTGTTGCTTCTACCCAAGAATCAATTTGAGCTATTCTTTTTTGTAACAATAAAAAGTCTGCTATAAGTTTAGCCTCGTGTATGTGGGTTATTTCTGATAAAGTTTTTTCATCAACAATGGGTTGTCCGGTTGGTGTAAACCTATTAGGTTTCCAACCAAAGTCTATTAGATATTCTCCAATTTGTTTACGACTACCAAGATTAAACTCTTGTAAAGTTTGTCGCATGAACGGTTGAAAGTTATTAGTATCTAAACATCTTTGATATTCATCATCTGTTAATCCTCTCTTCGATAGATTACCATCTTTCTTTACATAAGGCTTGACTAATTTATCATCTACCCATTTAGATTTAAAAGTTGTGTGTACTTCATCTTCTATCTGTTGAATCTTTTCTCGAAGTTCTGCAAGAAGAAGTTGAGCAGCTTCCATATCAAACTTAAATCCGTTTGCTTCTTGTTGTTTAATTATTTTAGCTACGCTTTGTTCTAAATCTATGGAGTCTCTTGAAAATCCTTTTGATTCTTTGCGTAATTCAAAGAATACTTTTCTGTTTAACTCTACATCACGAACACAATAATCTAACATCTCATCTGAATACTTATCATATTCTGCAAAATCTATTTTAGGATAGCCTAACCTATAACCCCAAGAACTAAGACTGTGTCCTCCTTCTCTGGTGGGATTAAATAGTCTTGATAAAACTAAAGTATCAATAAGTTCTTTATCGTGCAAGACAACATCACTAAACCTTTCAACCATAGGTATATCAAACCCTATAATATTATGACCAATTAATCTATCTGCTGTGGCTAAAAACTTATATCCTTTATCTAAATTATCAGGAGTAAACTTAAATATCTCTTCTGAATCTAAATCTTGAGCAACAATACACCAAACTTTTGTAGCTTTTATATCGTCTGTTTCTATATCAAATATTAAATCCATTAAAATTGTTCTCCAACAACATCATCATCAATTTCAATGTCATCGTTTGATAGTTCTGATAGTCTTCCGGTTTCACTATCATATAATAAATGACCTGCTAATCCAACATCACCTGTGTATCTTGATTTTAATACTCGCATCTTTGTTGTCCTAGCTTCTTCTGGGTCATCTGCTTGTTGGTTTCTTTCAAGTGCAATCACACAATCAGATAATTGAGCAATGCTACTTGAACCACGCAGATGAGAAAGATTAACTTCAATACCATTTTCATGTCCTTTGTTACCATCAACTCTACGCAAATGGGATACTAATATTAATCCTGCTCCTGTTTCCTCAACTATACTTCTTAATCTAGTCATAATAGAATCAATGGCTCGTCTTTCATCACCTTGATAAACAGCACTAACTAACATGTGAAGATGGTCAATTATTACCCACTTACAATCACATCCAATAATCATAAAGCGAAGCTTGGTAAAGATGTCATCAAGATCGTTAGTCCCAAAGTGTGAATGAACCCATACTCTGTTCTTGTTTTCTCCATCATAAAGCATATCAAACATTTTATCTATGTCTTCTCTAGAAAACTGTTCTCTTACTTGGTCAATATACATCCTTGCGTTAGCTTCAATAGAAAGAATACCATCAATAGTTCTTCTCCAATCTTCTTCTAGTGCAATGATACCTACATTATCTGTGGTACTTTTAATAAGATAATGTTCAAGCTCTCTAGTTACACTCGACTTACCAAGTCCTGTGCCACCTGTAAGAGTTACAAGTTCTCCTTGTCTTAAACCATACAGCTTTTTATTTAAAGATTTCCAAGGATAAGGAACGCTGTCTTTTAATTCTCTATTGTGAAACTTTTCTCGTTGTTCAGATATATTTATAACCCCAGAAGGTGTATAAACTTTTGCTGACCACCAAGCTTCAACAAATTCTTTGTGTTTGTTAGACCTTAACATATCGTTAGGGTCTTTCCAACCATTAGGAAGTGTAAGTATTTTAGCTTTACTTGGTTTGAATAGTCTTGCTACTTTAACAGACGCTTCTTTACCAGCTTTATCGTTATCAAAAGCAATGACCACATTCTCAAACTCATCAAAGAACTCAAGGTTTTCCTTTATATCTTTGACTGCTCCTTGTGCTCCTCGCTTAATAGAAACAACTGCCCACTTACTACCAAGTAATTCATAGGCAGACATAGCATCACACTCGCCCTCTGTTATGGTGATATACTTACCACTTTTAAATAACTGCTGACCAAATAATCCGGTGTCATTATAACTACCAGAAACATAAAAGTTTTTGTTGTTTACATCTCTAACTTTAGTTGCTGCTAATTCATGTCCGTTAAAGTAATGATAAAAATGTTTAACTACATTACCCTTTAGGTCTCTAGCTATTGTAACGCTGTACTTTTGAGCAGTAGCTTGAGATATATGTCTATCTGTTAAAGCTCCGTACTGACCCTCTGTTGCATTAACAGGTGGTTTTTGTGGTGGAGCTGTTTGGTTGCTTGTTTGCATATTCTTTCCCTCACTTGCTTGTGTATAGTTAGGCATAAATTCTCCACAACTGAAACACTTTGCAGAGCCATCGGTATTAACACCGACAGCATCACTACTCTTACAAAGTGGACAAGGTTGATGAACTTTATCCCAAGTTTTATCTTCCATATTAACCCCTACTATTAAACTTAACTATCTTCTTTTTTCTTTTCCTGTTCGACAACTGCTTCGGAACAACCCTCTAACAATTTGTCAAGGTTGGCTCGATGCGTTCTACTTGCAAAATCTAAAGCTTCAATAACAACACTTAGTGTGCCTGTCTTTTGAACAATTATTCTTGCCTCGTTTTGCTGTTGCTCATCTTTTATTTTACTAATGTCGTAAAGAACTTCTCCGTTCTCATTAGTAATTGTTACTATCATAGTTAAAACTCCTCGTTGTCAGAGTCAGCTTCTTCGTACTCAACAAGATTGTCAACCTTAACTGCAATAAGCTCGGCAAAACTTCCGAAGTTATTTGTGTAAGGTTTTATCTTTACAGTAATTTCTGAACCATTACCAACTGATACATCAAGTGGTTGACTATCAGCATCAATAAGTTTTGGTGCAGGGTTAGCATTTCCATCGTTCTTTTCAGCTCGTCTGCTAAAAGTAAATGCCGGTTCATCGTATTTAGGTTGACCAGACCTGTCTCTTACCTGCGTTAAACCTAAACCCTCAAGTTTAGTAGCAGTATCTTGGTCAGTCAACACAGTTACGCTATACTTATGTGGTTGAAACATAGTATTTGGTGATGTGATTTTAGCCCACATAGCTTTTCCGGTTACATACTCATACATATTATTATCCTCCATCGGTTTGTATTAAGTTGACACATTATATCATACTTTCGTATGAATGTACAGTGTTTAGTTAAAAAAAGTTAGTCTGGTTTTGTGGAACAAGATAACCAGAAACTTGTCTAGTGTGTAAAGGAGACGACACTAAATACCATAGGTTAAGGGAAGGTTTTGTGAGGGCTTTCCTATGATACACCTACTAATCCACCCTAATATCTTTGAGAATTTCTTCCCAATTAGTAAGTGAATTTTCTTCAAGAACTATTCTAAATATTTTGTCTAATTTTTCAACAGTATGCCCTATTGTTAAATTATTATCCATTATATAGTCTTGAAATTTTCTATACTCATTA